TGAACGAAAAGGTAAACACGCTAAACGGACAGACTGGATCAGAAACGACGGCAATGTTCAATGGGGTTATGACATCAGGTGTGCGCCGACTTACACCAACCGAGTGTGAGCGGTTGCAGGGCTTTCCTGACGGGTGGACGGACGGGCAAGCAGACTCGCATAGGTACAAGCAGATGGGAAACGCCGTCACAGTGAATGTGGCGGAGTGGATAGGAAAACGAATCAAACAATCAGAAATACAGGAGCAAACATGTACCAAAAACTAATCTTTATTGGCAATTTAGGCAACACACCAGAAACACGCTACACGGCAAAGGGCGATCCCGTCACCTCGTTCAGCGTTGCAACATCACGCAAGTATGGCGAAATAGATGAGACCACCTGGTTTCGCGTTAGCGTGTGGGGCAAGCAAGCGGAGGCGTGCCAGACTTACTTGCACAAAGGCGCGAAGGTGCTGGTGGAAGGCAGGTTACGCCCTGACTCGAACGGCAACCCGACCACGTTCCAGCGCAAGGACGGCACGACCGGAGCGAGCTTCGAGGTGACAGCGGAGAACGTAAGGTTCTTAGACGGCAAGGCGGATAGTGAGCCTGCTGGGTTAGACGTGCCATTTTAGGAGGATGAGATGAGTAAAGAGTTCAAAATAAATCTTCTCAAAGAAATGGATTTGCTTTATGCCAAGATACACAGACTCGAAGATGTTTGTGAACAGGCAAACATTATGCTGAATCAGCGAGATGAAATCGAAGAGGGGCTCAACAAGCGCATTGCCGAGCTTGAGGCGGAGAATGACCAACTTACCGCCCACTATGCTACAGAGCGGCAAGATGATAAGTGGATACCAGTAAGCGAGAGGTTGCCGGAAGCAAATAAGTGTGTACTTGTTTATGACGCTGGTGGCAATATGACTGTCGATTTTCTCGTGACATCCGGTGAAGTAGAAAAATACTTTTGGCTTGCGAAATACCGCATATTATTTTGGATGCCGCTGCCAGAGTCTCCCAACGATACACAAACGCAAACAATTGTGTACGGTAAGGAGAGTGAGGAATGAACTTCCTTTCCGGACTGATTGTTGGCTTATTTGTCGGAGCGGCTATCGGCTTCTTCGCGATGATGCTTTGTATTGCGGCAGGCGAAGATGATGACAGGGAGGGTCGCGATGAGTGATACCAGGATGGTTGTTTTATTCATTGTGGCTTTAGTTCCACTTGCGATAAGCGCCGGACTTTTTATTGCAATGTACATTGACGAGTTGCGCCGTGAGGATGAGCGCTGTGGAAGGTGGTGGCGATGACGAGTAAGGAACGCGTTGAAGCCAACCGCGAGAAGATGCTGAAATGGGAGCGAGAGGGGCGCTCTTACTTCTGGATGGCAATGCAGATTGGGCTGAATGACCGCAATGCCGGAGCGGTCTCTAAGTGGTTCAGAAGGCAGGGCATTCACAGGAAGGCGGCGAAGTGAGCGCGAACACTTTTAGTTTCATATTGTCGGCTCTGTCATTGTTGTCACTTTGGCTAATGGGCAATAAAAACAAGTTAGGCATTGTTGTTGGGTTAGCAAATCAGTTACTTTGGGTTGTTTATGCACTAATGCTGAAACAGTACGGATTGCTGATCGGCGTGATCGCATACACGATCATTCACATCCGCAATCTCGCGAAGTGGTCAAAAGAAAAATGAGCCATTGGTCTGGTGGGCTTGCCGAATGGATCGAAGGCGATACGGCTTTTGTGTCGGTTGCTTTTTCTTGGCGCGTCAATGATGCCTTGATGCGTTGTTCGTGGCTAAACGCAGAAGGTTATAAAGTAAGGGTTGGTGGTCCAGGAATATTCGACCAATATATCAGATCACAATTTGTTGGTGTTGCAGAAATAGGCGGTGGAGTTGACGCTATCGTTCACCACAATCCAGATGCTACATTCGCAAGTCGAGGATGTCCGATGAATTGCAGTTTTTGTATTGTTCCTAAAATGGAAGGCACAAAATTCATATTTATTCCCGATTTTACACCACGCCCAATACTTTGTGATAACAACGTTTCAGCATTACCGGATGAATATCAGGATCATATTATCGAGCGGTACAAGTTTCACAATGTAATCCTTGATGACATAAATTCAGGGTTTGAGCCGCATACTTTTGACGAATCAACTTATGCCAGATGGAAACCGTTTTATAGGGGTGCGTGGCGGTTCGCATTTGATGAAATGAGAGAAGAAAAACAGGTAAAAAATATGTTCAAGATTTTGGAAAATGAACTAGCAGGGAAAAAGCGGGTTTATGTTTTGATTGGCAACGAACCGTTTGAGCAATGCTTCGAACGGGTAATGAAAGTTATCGAGTGGGGCGGTGAGCCTCACGTCCAGCCGATGATACCGTTTGGTGCACAGACAAAAACGCCAGTTGTGCAGTTTGATTGGAGTCTGCAAAGACTAAAAGATTTGGCAAGGTGGTCAAATCGGTGGATTTGGCGCTCCGTCAAATTTGAGGATTACAAGGTGGCAAAATGAGCAAACAAAAACATCCGGATGATATGACGCGTGAGGAGTTGATAACCCTCGTGTTTGCAATGAGCTGGGCGGCGTTGGATTTAGCACAACACTTGGATTTTACAACAAAAATGCTGAAAGAAGAATATCGAAAAGAAGCTTACAAAAAAGCGACACGAATGGCATATGAACTTGTTTTTCTTTGGGAAGTAGAACCAGATGAGAATAAAAATTCGGGAATACTTATTTTTGGCAAAAATGGATTGGAGCACGGATGAGCAAGTCGGCGCTTGAAGCAGAGTTAGCCTTGCAGATACGGGCGTTGGGCTTGCCGGAGCCGATTCGCGAGTATCCGGCTATCACGGGGCGCAAGTTCCGCTTTGACTTCGCTTGGCTTGAGCACAGGTTGCTGGTGGAAGTGAACGGCGGAACGTACACGAAGGGCGCTCACTCGACTGGACAAGGCATTGCGCGAGACTACGAGAAGGCGAACCTGGCTACGCTTGACGGTTGGCGCGTGCTGATGTTTGACGGCAAGGCGGTGAAGTCGGGTGAAGCGGTAGAGACTATCAGGAAGGCGTTGGAGGTGTGAGATGGGATTTTGGAAAGAGTTGTTTTATGTCATGATAATAGGCACGGTGGTTACCGTGTGTGGGCTGTTGGCAAGTTTGCCGATAGCGTTTATAGTGCACCTCGCGATTGAAAGAGGGTCATGGTTGTTAGGTGTTCTGGCGTTCTTTGTACTTATAGCGATTGCGAGTATAGCGGTTGTTATCCAAGAACGGTTGGAGGCTGAATGAACTATCAAGAGAAATATATACGGTGTGTTTGTGGTTGCCATGTACTAATATTTTCAAAGTTTATGGACGACAACAGCGTGAGCCTGGAAGTCTACGAGAACGCATTTTACGGGAAGCACGAAAGCAAGTTCAGGCTTTACCTCGAACGCTTATGGAGTGCGATCCGCGGGAAACAATACCTGCTTTTTGACATCGTTTTATCGCCTAACGATGCGGAGGGACTTCGGGACGCGCTAGTTGACATGACGGAGGCTAAATAATGTCAGTAAAAATTGTTTTTAGAGGTAAGGTCATTCAAGACTGCTCACTCAATAATGAGGATCAAGAATCACCATTTTGTGTATTTACAGTAGCTACCAAAGGAAACGAAAATGACAAATATGAAAATATTTTCATCAATGTTATTGGATATAAAGACCAAAGTATAGAATATTTTAATACAATAAAAAAAGATATGGAAGTAAAAGTTGTTGGCAGATTAGACGCTGGCGAAGATGGAAGCCCACGCATATGCAAAAGTAATGCCGAGAAAAGCAAAGGTGTTTTTGATGTGATTGCGTGGAAAGTAAAGGCACGCCCTCCGCTTGATACCGTATTAGAAAAACTGGAGTCCAAATGAGCTTGAGTGATATATTTGACAACGATGATCCAACAAGTGTGGATAACAAAATAGATATAGAACGCGCGATAGGACGGTTGACTTTTAGAGAGGCAACCGTCCTATATTTATGGGCAATGTGTGAAAAATCGCAGACTGAGATTGGGGAAATAATTGGGCTTACACAGCCAAGAATAAGCCAAATTTTAGCAAATATTTATAAAAAGCAATAGTTGTGTGCATAAGTATCGAAGCAGATGAATAGATATTGTGTTTGTGGAGCAAAAATATCAAATGATTCGCCGTTATGCGCTAATTGTGCGAAAAAATACGGCTCTTATAAACATTGGCCTGAATGGCTAAAAGAATGGTCAAGATCAACAACAAAAGAGCGTATGGCCGAAATAAGACACTTTGAACTGGAGTACTGTGACAGTTATGGTTATTGGAGGTTCAAAGATGGAAGAAGAATTTGAATATTTTGAAAACTTGGAAACCGAGTATGACGAATGGGGAAATGAAATTGAGTGGATAGATGGATTCAGATATGTCGACATTGACAATGTTACTTCTGCAGAAAAAGAGTTTGAAGAAGAATTGAAGTACTTATCAGAGTTACCCCCAAGCGAAAAAGCTCGGTTGCGAAAACAATGGAAAATGGAATAAACAGAGTCAACTACGCGCGGCAGAGCCAGCGGACCAAAGTTGAACATATGAGCCTGCCGGCGGGCTTTATTCACCGGAGTAATTATTAGACACTCGGAGGCTTGAATGGAATTTGACGTAACTATTTTAGGAATCGTGATCGGGATGATGGTACTCGCCAATAGGCTCGTGGCAATGCTCATTACTCCGCTGTGGGAAAAGTACGGCTGGGATAAATTCTGGCTGGCTTATCCGGCCTGGATTCTGGCTGGAGTGTTTGTGTGGCTGACTGAAGTCAACCTATTCGCCGCGTTCATCCCGAATGCGTTGATCGGTCAAATTCTGACTGCCATTGTTGCAGGGGGCGGGTCAAATTTGCTCCACGACCTTACCGACAAGCCATCCAATCTGATTGCCGTGTTTGATGCGCTTGAAGATTACGAGGACGCTAACGGATGAGCGAGAACGTCTGGGTCGCAATCATAGCAGCGGTGCTGGGCGGAGGAGGCTTAGGCGCGGCTATTGTGAATGCGCTTGCTAACCGCAAGAAAATCCAGGCGGACTGTGTTCAAACGCTATCGACCGCATACGAAACGAGGCTAAACGCTCTCAATAAGCGGGCGGATGATTTGGCGGCGAAGGTGGATGGCTTAGAGGCGCAAGTGTCAGGCTTGCGTTCTGCATTATCAGACAGGGAAGCACTTATTGTGAACTTACAACAAGAGAATGTTGATTTGCAGGCGCAAGTGGACAAATTGAGCAAGGTGGTCAACAACAAGGATAAGCGTATTCGTGAACTCGAAAAGCAGGTGAAAGAGTTGACCGAGCGCATTGACGCGATGAACGGGAGCAATTAGCTTTGTGACTGACTTCATCGGTGGGCGTGAGTGTTTGTGGACGTGGTCGCGGCTGCTGGTTAAGACGAGGTGTATTTGGCGAAGCCAGTAGCGGTTGAGTTTGAAGCAGAGATGCGACAAGTAAAGAGCATGGCTGATGGCACTTATAACATTGTGCTGAACGTGCCGGAATACTGCTTACCGCAAGTGCAAACGATGATGGGCTGGTTGAAAGAGTTAGTACGCGTTGTAATGGTGAAATCGGACAAATCTGGATAAAAGTGGACACGTTTTGGACAGTTTACGGAATGAATTAGACAAACTACAGGAACGCGAATTAGCTTATGTTATGGCGCGTTCTAAAGGTTTAACTGATAAAAGCGCTTACACAGAATGTGGTATATCCCGTTCATCATTTTATGGATGGGAAGAAGATCGCCGGCAATACTTGAATGAAATTGCACAACGAATAAAACGTGAAGCATCTTTTCGGGCGTTGATGATACTCCAAGACAATGCAGAAAAAGCGGCTGAAACAATTGGCAATCTTATGGAGAGCAGAAACGAAAATATAAAACTTCGTGCTTCACAAGATACACTCGACAGAACGGTTGGCAAGGCGACACAACCTGTTGAAGTTTCTGGCAAGGATGGCGGAAAGATTGTAGTCAATTTGTCTTGGGATGATGATGAGCCTGAATAATGACAGAAATTATTGTCAATTTTCCACCGCTGCATCCGAAGCAAAAAGAGGTAGCGGACAGTCAGGCGCGATTCCGAGTATGTGCTGCTGGCAGGCGCTTTGGCAAGAGTCGACTTGGATCAGCGCTTTGCGTTTCGGAAGGGCTGAAAGGTAAAAGGGCTTGGTGGATTGCACCTTCATATCCAGTAGCAATGGTCGGCTGGCGGATGATAAAGAAATTGTCCGCAAAGATACCTGGAGTCAAAATCAGACAAGGTGATTATACGGTTGAGTTTCCAAACGGTGGTGAGGTTAGGGTGAGATCAGCCGACAATCCTGATTCATTGCGCGGTGAAGGGCTTGACCTTGCTGTTTTGGATGAATGTGCATTTATGCGCGAAGAAACTTGGAACGAAGTTTTGAGACCTGCATTAGCAGACAAACTCGGACGTGCAGTATTTATTAGCACTCCAAAAGGGCGTTCATGGTTCTGGCGGATTTATCAGAATGGAGTTTCTGGTGTAGACGGATGGGAATCCTGGCAATTACCGACCGCTGATAATCCTTACATCGAACCGAAAGAAATTGAAGCCGCAAAAGAACAGTTACCAGAAATTATTTTCAGACAGGAGTTCCTTGCTGAATTTATAGAATCGGATGGCGGTGTGTTCCGGCGCGTGCAAGAGGCGGCAGTCCTACAACCGAGCGAGCCGCAAGCAGGCAGGCAGTACGTTGCCGGCGTGGACGTGGCTTCGAGTATTGACTTCACCGTCGTTAGCGTGCTGGATGCCGAGTCAAAAGAGATGGTCTACATGGACCGCTTCAACCGCGTGGATTATCCGGTGCTGATAGACCGGCTTGAGAGCGTGTACCACCGCTATAACCTGACTTCGATGGTTGTCGAGTCTAACAGCATAGGCAGGCCGGTTATTGACGAGCTGGTTAGCAGAGGGTTGGCAATTATAGCGTTCACAACAACAAGCGCGACCAAGCAGTCCATCATTCAGGGATTGCAGGCGGCGTTTGAGAATGCGCAAATAAAGATCGTGAACAATCCGGTGCTGGTAGGGGAGCTGTTGAGCTTCGAATCCAAGCGGAATCCGTCGGGCGGATTTAGCTACTCGGCGCCGGCGGGGATGCACGACGACTGTGTTATGAGTTTGGCGTTCGCTTGGAACGCAATTTCAGCTGACAGATGGTTTTTCAGTTCGTATGATTAGTGGAGGGGCGGGTGCCTGAGAATTTACATTTTTATACAGATGGGACGAGCTTGAAGAGTATTGATTTACCTCAATACCCTGACTCCGCTTGGAACTGGATCACGGGAGCGCCGGAGGACACGAAGGACGAAGAACTCTACGCGCGTGTTGCGTCCGTGTATCGGGTCGCGAACTTATCGGCTGAAGCGATTGCCAACGTACCGTTTGCGATCTACAAAGGCGAAACCGAGTACGATACGAGCGACGACTGGCAGAACAAGGTTGGATTCCTGCCGAATATACGTGAGCTATTGCGATTATGGCGATTATCATTATTTATGACGAATTCGGCTTACGGGTTCATGGAAGGCAACCGTGCGGTAAAGAACTTGCGCTACGTTGTGCCTGGTACGATCACACCACAAATTGACAAGTGGGAAGGCTTGACCGGCTTCAAGCGCCGAATTGGAACAGAGACAAAAGAGTACAGCCTGAAAGACAACCGCATCTTCTGGATGTGGCGCTTAGACCATACCACCGAGCTGTTACCCTCAAAAAACAGCGAATTTAAGGCTCTGATGGCAGCGGCGGGTGTGCTTTACTACGCCGATTACTACGTGCAAAACTTCTTCCAGCGCGGCGGGATCAGGCCGGCTTTGTTGCAAGTTGCCGGCGTTCCAACACGTGAAGAGCGCGAGAAAATCGAGAACGTCTGGGACAAGATTATTCACGGTTGGTCAAAGTATTTGGGCAAGGTAATATCGGCTAACGAAATGGACGTGAAGGTCATCGGCGATGGCATTGACAATGTTGCCAACGGACAGATCCATTCCGAGAAACTGGCAGACGTGGCAATGGCAGCCGGCATGCCCTTATCCATCATCCTGGCTAACTCTGCCAACTATGCTACCGCGCAAACCGAGTACCTGGTTTGGTTCAGGGATTCCGTTGTGCCGTGGGCAAACTATATGCAAGACGAACTGAATGACAAGCTATTCAAGCCGCTGGGCTTGCACTTCGAGTTCAGGCCTGAAATGAGCGACAAGGGGCAAGAGGAAGAAAGACAGCGAGCCGGCGCTTACCGGGCTTACGTGGCAAGCGGAATGAAACCGAGCATTGCCGCACAGGTGGTTGGCATTGACCTTCCGCCTGACATTGAGTACGAAGAATTGGATGACGTGTTCGTGCCGCCGCAAAGCCAACCGGTCAATGAGACCGAGATTCCGATTGAAGACGCTGAAGAGCCGGAAGCAGAGGTAGAAAAGTCTGTAACCTTGCTGACTATCGAGCAATTACGCGAATTGGAGCACTGGCAGGATTTAGCCTTCCGCAAGCTGAAGCAGGGCAAGTCGCTTGCGTTCCCGTGGGTTAGCAAGACCTTGCCGGAAGAAGTTGCGAGTGTGATCCGAGAGCGGTTACCTCATTGCAAGACGCTGGCTGAAATTGAGCGGGCGTTCCAACTGGATTCACGAGATGAAGACGCCTTGAAGTTGTTGGCTGAAGCGTTGAACCGCGCGGTAGAAAGAATCGAGGTCGAGGCGTGAAAGAACTGATACTCGAAGCCTTGCGCGAGAGCGTGAAACGTTACCCTGACCTGTTTGAATATATCGACGGGAAGGCTGCTTGGGTTATAATTAAAGATGACCTGGAATTGTGGCAGGCAAAGGCGATCACACAGGCGCGCAACGGGGAGCCGGCGCTGTGCGAGTTCGATA